GACGAAACATTTGCAAAAGAATTTGATGTTATTAATAACACATTAATTTTGCAAGATATTCCTGCAGATCAAGTGACAGTTACAATTGTTAAAAAACAAGGACAAATTTGGAAAAAAGACAACGAACCGCTTGCAGAAGCACAAAATTCTATTGCAAGATTCTTACGTGCAGGAACATATGAGCAACCTGAATAAATACAGTATAGGAAAAACGGATAATATGATGCAAGATAATCACGGAATATTAGTACAGGGTCACATTAAAATATTTGATCCAGATACAAGCGAAATTTATATAGATAAAAGAAATGCTATACATTATGAAAATATGAGTATAGCATTAGCAGAAAGCCTTTCTAATGCTGGAGAAGGATTTATTTACGAAATGAGCTTAGGTAATGGTGGAACCAGCATAGATCCTACAGGTATTATTACGTATCTAACACCCAACAGTACCGGAACTAATGCAAATTTATATAATCAAACATATACTAAAGTAGTAGATGACAGAAGTGTAAATAATTTAGATCCTACTAGAAATAAAATAGAAACTAGACATGTAAGCGGAACAAATTATACCGATATACTTGTAAGCTGTTTGTTAGATTACGGAGAACCTAATGGACAACAAGCATTTGATACTGCTGCATCACAAAACGAATCATATGTTTTTGACGAACTTGGTTTGAAAAGTTATAGTCCAAACGGTACAGGCAGATTGCTAACACATGTTATTTTCCATCCTGTGCAAAAGTCACTTAACCGTTTAATTCAAATTGATTACACCGTAAGAGTGCAGAGTTTAACAGGATAATATAATGCCATATCAAATAGAATATACAGACAGTATTAATAAAGGTTCAATAATAGTTGAAGATGCTACATTAAATACAGAAACTAGTATTACCCTTCCTGGTAGGAATGTTACATCATACGGCCAGGCAGTTTCTGAGAACTTTTTACACTTATTAGAAAATTTTGCAAGTGCTAATGCTCCTGCACGTCCGGTTGAAGGACAACTATGGTATGATACTAGCGACGGTGTTAATCAATTAAAATTGTATGACGGAACAACATGGACTGCTAGTGGCGGTTTAAAAAAATCATCTACACAACCTGAAGTGTCAAATAGTATAGCAGGAGATGTTTGGGTTAATACAGAATCACAACAGCTATATCTTTTTACTGGTGCTGGCTGGGTGTTAGTCGGCCCACAGTTTAGTGATGGATTACTTACTGGCGCAACAAGTGAAGAAATTATAGGCGATGATGATGTTACTTATACAGTATTAATTTTAAAAATTAAAGAACAGCCAGTTATTATATTAAGTGACCAATCATTTGTACCAAAAATAACACTTGTTGGATTTAGAACAGGCATTAAAGCAGGTATGAATATTACAAGTCAATTACTTGTAGGTGAAGAACTTAAATATTATGGTTTATCAGAAAAGGCTGAATCATTAGTAATTGCAGGAAGAAAAGTTCCTGCGAGTAATTTTTTAAGAGCAGATACGCCTACCCAAACAAATTTTGATCTTTCTATAAAAAACAACGAAGGATTACAAATTGGTTCGGGCAATCAATTAAAACTATCTATAGAGAATGAAGCTGCTGTAGTTTCTCAAAGTATTGCTGGATCTAACATAGATTTTAGATTAAAAACGTCAACAGCATTTCCAACATTACTACGTTTAGATAGCGCAGGTTTTGTAGGAGTAAACAACTTAGGACCTGAGGCAGAATTAGATGTCAAAGGCGATATAAAAGTGCGCCCACGAGACGGGTCTCCACAAACAGGCACAATTATCGTAGAAAATAATATACCAAGTAGCGATATTAGCTCTGGCTCAATAGTAACCACAGGTGGTGTTGGAATAGGATTAGACCTAAATGTAGGAGGCAACATAACTATAGGCGGTTCCGTAACAACTGCAGATATTATCCCAGATGGGTCCGGAACGAGAGATATAGGTACTCCGAGTTTAAAATTTGATCAAGTTTACTCAAATAACTTTGTAGGAAATTTGCAAGGTAATGTAAACGGAACAGTTACAGGGAGAGCAGGTAGTGCAGATAGACTTGTAAGTGCTACTACCTTTGCGTTAATAGGCGATGTTGAACCAAGTAGTATTGATTTTGACGGACAAACAGGCGGAACATTGAAACAACTTGATGTAACAATTTCTAATAGTTTTATTTCTAGAAAAGATACAATTTACGATGCTGACAATCAAGACGAGCTTTTGTTAAATAAACGCTCAGGTACTACCGGTGTTTATAAAATATCTAAACGTAATTTACTCAAAACAATACCACTAGTGCCTGCAGGATCTATTATGCCATATGGAGGCATCGAAGCCCCAACAGGATGGCTATTGTGCAATGGCGCCGAAGTATTGAAATCCGATTACACGGAGCTATTCAATTCAATTGGGTTTAATTTTAAAGATGCATCGTTATTATCAGATCAAGGCGTCAATTCTTTTGCATTACCAGACCTGAGAGGACGATTTGCAATGGGTGCAGATAATATGGGAGGCGTATCTGCAGACAGAGTTACTGATATTGCCGCTGATGCGATTGGCGGGAACGCTGGCGCAGAAGAAAGATTTATAAGCACAGAAAATCTTCCTGATCACGAACATGACATGGAAGCACCGAGCGGAACACAATATTATGGATTGCGTGTTGGATCTGGAGAACCAGTAGACGAGGAAGCGATCACTTTTACTATCGATCCAGGCACAGGCGGAACCCAAGCATATCCAGCAAGTGGCGGAATAAAATCAGATAACGTTGGACAACAATTTAATATAATGAATCCGTACTTATCTATTAACTATATAATTTATACTGGACAATAAAATGAGTTACCAACTTAATAAAACTGACGGAGCATTACTAACTGAGCTAATAGATGGCCAAATAGATCAAACATCGACTAACTTAACTTTAGTAGGCAGAAACTACACAGGCTATGGCGAACATTTTAATGAAAATTTTATAAAACTTTTAGAAAATTTTTCTAGTACTGCTGCTCCTAGTAATCCATTAACAGGCCAAGTTTGGTACGATCAATCATCACAACGTTTAAGTGTATATGACGGTACAGTATGGAAAGCTAGCGGCGGCCCGTATGTGCAAGACACACAACCGTCATTAATATCCGGAGATTTATGGATAGATAATCTTAAAAATCAACTTTTTGCATATGACGGCACTGACCTTATATTAGTCGGTCCTAGTTATACACAAGCACAAGGAACTAGTGGATTTCAAATTGAAAGTATACTTGACAGTCAATCAAGATCAAGAACAGTAGCAAGTTTATATGTCGGCGGCGAAAGAACTGCGATATTAAGTGCTCTTACATTTACTCCGGTATACAGTCAAAGAATAGAAGCACTTATTACAAGTGATAATCCGAATGGAATAATTTACGAAGGTATTAATGTGATAAAACCTGATACCTTTAAGTTTTTTGGAACAGCTAGCGGCGCCAACGCTCTTATTACCGGCACTGGTGTAACTAGAACAGCTGATCAATTTTTACCATCAGACGCAAATGGAGTTACAGTCGGAACACTAACTGTTCAAAACTCAGGCGGTATTACAGTTGGGCTATCACAAAACCATGTACAAAAAGTAGTTGGCCCTAGATTTTATTTTGAAAATCAATTATTAGATCATGATTTAAGTTTACGAGTAAGAACTACACCAGCAGGTGCGCTGATTGTTGATGCTCTTTATATAGATGCATCAGAAGAAAAGATTGGTATTTTTACTAATACTCCTCAGTATACACTAGACGTAAATGGAACTATGCGTGTTACAGGTGACCTAGTTGTTGAAGGAAACTCTACTACTGTAGAAACAACAACTTTACTTGTTGAAGATAAAAATATAGATTTAGCACATGTAAACGGTGGAGTTTATGGTGACGATTCAGCAGTAGATGGTGCTGGACTTACTGTTTTAGCAAGTACTTCTAACAAAACATTAGAATGGAAAACAGCAACTAATGCGTGGACTTCGAATGTAAACTTTGATATAGATAATACAGGTAATAGCTATAAAATAGGCGGCGTATCTAAATTATTAGATGACACATTAGGATCAACAGTTGTTTATGCTAGAGGATTAACACAACTTGGACAATTAGATTATCTTAATGTCGGAAGTCTTTTTATTACTCAAATTAACAATAATACTCTACAAAGTTCTACAGCATTAAATTTGACAGCAAACGCTGTAGATAGTGACGGTAGAGGTATAAATATCACCGCTGCCGGCGACATACATATTACTGATTTACAAAAAATTACAGGCATGGCTAATCCAACAGCAAGCCAAGATGCAGCAACAAAATTTTATGTTGACGACCAAATTGCAACCGAAACAATTGTTTTCTCCATGGATATTACAGGTCTAGGTTCAGGCGCAACTTTATACGATAATGTAAAAGTATTTTTAAATGATTTATATCCAGCAGCAACTTTAAATTCTGGAAAAGTAGCAAAAATACATGCAACTTCCTATGCTGGTGCAACAGTAAGTGGCATTAGCATTACAGTATCAGAAAATAACACAGGTGTACTACAAAAATCCTTCCAGCAAGTAGATTATGCTGATGGTAGTCAAGGACCTGTAATAAGAGACGTGGTATCTAATACTACTGCGTCTGGATCTGCAATTTTAACACCGTCTAGACAGATATTAGTTTTTACATCTGACGGAACAGATTGGGATTTTACAAGCGATACACTGTATCCTTAAAATAGAATAAATAAGTATAGTAATACTTTTAGGGGCTAGACACAATGGCATATCAAATTGATAGATATAATAATACACTATTAACAACAGTAGAAGACGGAACAGTTGACCAAACAACTGATCTTAAATTTATTGGTAAAAATTACGCTGGATACGGCGAAATACAGAACGAAAACTTTTTATTCCTGCTAGAAAACTTTGCAGGGGCAAATCAACCATCAAGGCCTTTAAGTGGCCAAGTTTGGTTTGATAGCAGCAACAGCAAACTTAAATTTTATGACGGAACTCAGTGGAGAACAACTGGCGGAGCAGAAATAGGAAGTTCTGAACCTACTGGATTAACAGATGGAGATTTTTGGTGGGACAATACTAACGATCAATTGTATGTCTACAACGGAGCAGCATTTATATTAATAGGCCCTCAAAATGCTGGCGAAGGCGTAACACAAATGCAAAGCAGACAAGTGTTGGACGATACAGGCAATGCTCAAAGTATTATTACAGCAACAGTGAATGATACTGTTGTAATGATCATAAGTCCAAATTTATTTACACTTGATAGTATTACAAACCCAATTACAGGGTTTACTTTTATACAACGCGGTATTACTCTTATTAATTCAGAAACAGGTGAAACTTCAACAACACATAGATTTTTTGGAACTGCATCTGATGCGGATCGATTAGAAGGATCGTCTAAATCAGAATTTGTTTTAAAATCGGGTGCATCATTTGATTCATCAGTATCTTTTCCGGATGCTGGAATTGTAATAGGTAACAGCAATGATCTAAGTATATCTATCGAAAATGGTGTTGAAGCTGTAATTGCAAATACAACCGGAATTAATAGTAAGGTTAAATTTAAAAATACTACATCAGATGGTACATTAGCACATGTAGCTACAATGACAGCTGAAGGGTTGCTTCCAGCATCAACTAACCTTTATGATTTAGGAAGTGCTTCTTTACAATGGAATGACATTTATGCAACAAATTTTGTTGGAGTTGCATCTAAGACTACTACACTAGCAGATGGTACTGGTAGTTATAGGACGGCTAGAGTAGCAACTACTCCTGATACTGTTGTTGTTAGAGACGCCACCGGCAGTATAAATGCAAACTTATTCCAAGGTACAGCAACACAAGCAAGATATGCTGACTTAGCAGAAAAATATTCTACAGCAGAAGAACTTGCTCCAGGCACAGTAGTTTGTGTTGGCAGAGGCGAAGCAGAAGTTGAACCAGTTAATTCAGGTTGCGTAGCAATTGGTGTAGTTTCAACTGATCCTGCACTAATGATGAATAGTGAAGCAGACGGCCAATACATTGGACTTAAAGGTCGACTACCAGTACGTGTTGTTGGTTCTGTAAATAAGGGCGATGCAGTATATGTAAATGATAATGGATGTGCTGGAACTGCAATTAACGGCGGATCTTTAGTAGGCGTTGCGTTAGAAAGTAACAGTGACGAAGGCGAAAAACTAGTAGAATGCGTACTTAAAGTATAAGGTAGCAAAATGGCAAATATAACAGCAGCACGAATTAATAACCTACAGTCTAGGATTGAATTAATCCTAGGCAACGGCTCGGAAAAAAATGGATACGGTCAAACAGTTACAAGTGTGCAAGTTGTTCCTAACAGTATTATAGATGCAGATCATTTAAATAACATTTATACAGATATAGTAAAAGCTAGAATACACCAAGTAGGCGTTAGTGATCCGTCAATTTCAACTATTAAAGAAGTAATTGAAGATCTAAATGTTATTGCAGACGAAACATCCTTTACTGTTACTAATGAAGGTACAGTAGCAGACGATCCAGAAGGCTCTAAAAAGGGAATTGACGACTTTGAAGATTTAATGCAGCAAGTTGAAGTTGATAAACAACTGATACATCCTAGTCAAGCAACACTTGAGCAAGAGAATTCAAATCAACGAACAACAGTATGGAATGGAAAAGTTTTCCATACATTTTTAATTACTTTTAATGATGCAGACGCAAGGCGCCACTTCTTTAATTCAGGAGGACAAGTACGAATAGATCCTTCAAATGTCAATGCAACTACACCTAAAGGTCAAGATTGGGCATCATTACTAGATGAAGTTGGTATTATTATATTTGACAGTGATAGTACGTCTAGCACTACTCTTACTGGATTACCGATTGGTAATTTTAACTTAACCGAAGAATATCAAACTATTTTCTTTAAGTCGGGCACGGGATACTACAGTGGTGTATATGCAGGCAATAGAATTACTGTGAAAGCAAAGGTCGTAGGCGACACTCAGCTTCAGTTTAATGTTGAATTCAATGATTCTGCAACCGATAACTCAATTGATAACAACGTCACAGGTACGCTAACAAACTCAGTAAGAATTTATCGAGCATCGGGAACTAATGTTAGTGTTCCAACTCCAGGATTTAATACTCTACAATCACTAAGTGAACAGGGAACAGGAAATGATCCGTTGTATACACTAACAGCAAGTACTGCTACAGTTAACGAAGGATCGCCGTTTACAATTACTTTAAGCACACGCAATGTAGCATCAGGAACAACAATTCCATATACAATTACAGGCGTTTCTACAAGCGATTTAAATACAGGTTCGTTAACTGGTAACTTTGTATTGGATGAAAACGGAGTTGATGTAGCGTCTTTTCTTGTATTAGCTGATGATACTACTGAAGGTACAGAAGTATTTACGTTGTCTTTAGACAATTTTAATGTAAACGCAACTTTAACAATACAAGACACAAGTATAGATGTACCGACAGCCGAATATAGTGTTACGGTAAGCAGTGAATCAATAAACGAAGGCGGAACAGTTCAATTTATTTTAAATACAACTAATGTAGCTAATGCAACACTAGTTCCATTTACTATATCTGGTATATCTAGAGACGATTTAACACGCGGTGGATATACTTGGGACGACTGGTTTAACGAATGGGAAAACACGGGAACTTATTGGCCTAGAGGCACATATACTCGCTCTCAAATACTAGCTAGAAAAGAACTTATTTTACCATATTATGAAGGCAATCAACGTTACAACACTACTAATGGATTACGTTTTGGACTATATAGGCGAGCAGATTCAGCAGGATTAGCTTATTGGGTCGGAGACTCATTAAAAAATAACATGATAGGACAAGCCTTTACTGATGTATTTTTTAATGCAGTCCAAGCTGGTAATCCAGTCAGAGTACAGTACGCTGACAATGTCACTGATGCAACAGAATTAGAACGAGCACAGACGTCGGTAAAACCTTTCTTATATGGTACAAGTAGTGATTTTACAAATACATATGATTGGGACGACTGGTTTGATGAGTTTGCTGCTTCGGGTGCACCTAACTCGTCAACACGAAATTGGGGCGGCGCATCTAAGGCCGATGTGCTAGCTGCTAAAGATTTTATATTAAACATTTATCAAGGTAACGAGGATGTTGCAGCAGTATATGACGGTACAGGAGCCTCAGCAAGTCTATCGCCTGAGGGTGCCGGTGTCGTACTAAACAATGGTAACCCACTTTACGGATTTTTTAGAAAGCCAAAGGCCAACGGAATAGCTTATTGGACAAACGAAATAGTCGTTAACGGCCTTGATAGAGAATGGGTAAAAGCTTCTATGTTCAACTCGGCATTAGTAGCAGAATCGAACGGCACAGCAGTTGTGCAAGCAGATGGACAAACTGATGCTGCAAGAATAAGAACAGCAGATAAACTATTTTTATACCCACAAACTGGCACAGTAGTCCAGGATAGAGGAGACATTACTACAGTAGTAGGCAATAGAGGATCAGTTAATAACGATCTAGATACAAATTTACAGGGTAATTTCTACGTCCAAAGCGGCAATGCAATCAAAACTTATGCACTTAAGAACGATGCTTCGGCAGGAAACAACCCAGATGGATCTGATGAAGGCACCGAAATAATGACGCTAACACTTAATAACGGATTATCAAGTGCGTCAACATCTGTATTTGATACTAGTAGAGCAGATAATTCAGATGGTCCGCCACCATTCAACGAAGGTCCGGCTATAAATTCTTTTTCTTGGAGTAGAAATGCTGCTACATATGGTGATCCGTTGAATGTAGTTTGGTCTGTTACTAATGCTGACACAATACTAATAACCTTTGCTGTACCAGGACAGGATATAGCTCCTTTTTCAACAACAAATTCTACAGGTAGTACAACACTCTTTAATGCAGGAAATGTTTCAGGTAGCGCCACAGCCACTCTTACAGCTACAGGACCTGGAGGCACAAAGTCATCCTCAGTATCTATTACTATAGCAGGCCCTCAACCTTCTATTAATTACTTTCATCCAGTAGATCAGAATGGAAACTATTTAGGACCGACCACATCTCTAACAGCAGCGTTAAATGAGCCTGTTTATTATACTTACAGTGTATCAAATGCTAACAATATAACTATTACTACAGACTTTGGCGAAAGCTTTACATCGCCAGTATTATCGTTGCCCACTGGCAATACAGGTACGTTCCAGTTTAGTGTAGCTGGAACAAAAACAGCAACTCTAACTGCTACTAATGCTGATGGTGAGTCTATAGAACTTACAAAGTCTTTTGCTGTTGAAGAAGACGGCACAGTTGATTTACCACCGACTTGGGCATATACACCGACTTGGAGAGACTTAGCCGGCACCACTCCTGTAGGAACAAGTGGCAGAGGATATGCAGGAACAGTAGATCGAGATGCAGACATAACATATTCTATAATAGGACCGAGCGGTGACATATTTACTACAAGTTTAGGACCTGAAAACAATCAGCAAATTACAAATACTCCTACCTATACCTTCAGTAAAGAGGGAACACATTTACTAACAATGACAGCTACAACTCCAGGAGGTACGATTAGTGCTTACGATCAGGTGGTTGCATTAAGTGCTGTAGTAGAAACATATGAAATTACTCCCAAAGCTGCTACAAAACAGTTTGGAGAAGTTATATACTTTGTAATAAGTACACAAAATGTTCCGTTATCTACTAATTTTACTATTAAGCTTACTAACGGAAGTTTTGTAGCTACTAAAAGCACTAGCACAGGGTTAAGCGATTTTGGAGTTGTTCAACTGCCGTTTATTCTACAAGACAATGTAAATGAGAGTGGTCAAAGTGAGCAATACCCTACTGGAACTTACTCAGTTCAATTATATAAGTTAGGAAGTAGTACTGTATTAGATAGCACAACTCTTACAGTTTCAGCACTTAATCCGTCATATTCAGTTGCACCATCTGCACTTACAGTAACGCAAGGCGATACTGCTGAATACGTGCTGTCTACAACAAATGTTGAAAATAATGTAAGTATTATTACACGATTTACAAATAATAGCGATAGTGATGAGCTTTTTACAGTTGAAGATCTAATATCAAATAATTCAGCTACAATACAATGGCCGACTAGCAACAGAAGTACAGGAACTTATACAGTAGAATTTTTTAATACGACTTTTGATAATCTTGTTGCTACTGCGTCACTTACAATTAACGCACTACCTTCTACTTATACTTTAACTCCTCAAACAGCATCAACAATTGCCGGAGTTAATCCAGTGTTGTATTCACTGACGACTACTAATGTTTCTAATGGTACTTTGCTATATGCAACTTTAGATAAAGCTAGTAGCGGAACCCAAAAACAAATAGGCGCAGTTACAGTTAATAATAGTTTTGCATCAGTTCAAGTGAATACTTTGGCAGCAGACCCTGCAGGCACAGACTATAGTGTAAATATTAGGACAGACGGCTTTGACGGAGCAATAGTAGAAACAGCAGGATTAACTATTGCTGCTCCGCCAACTTATACTGTTAGTCCTCAAGATGCAATTATTAATGCAGATGAACAAGAATTTTATACTGTAACTACAACTAACGTAGCAGACGGAACAGTTTTATATTGGCACATTGGCACTAGTGCAAACGCTGCGGTTGCAGATGCTTCGGGACAAGTTACAATTACTAATAATACAGCACAGTTTGCATATACTCCGTCTAGTACTGAATTAGTAGCAGTAATGGATTTATACATCAAAACAGACGGTCAAGGCGGCACAGCAGTTGCTACAACTGGTGTTACGGTAGTAATACAGTCAGGTGCTTAACTTTCCAATAGTAATATAACATAAATAGTATTAAGGAGTAAAAGATTGCCTAATATTATTATTACAGCAGCACGATTCAATGATCTTTATGGACAAGTTCGCCAAATATTAGGGGATGCATCAGGTCCAACATATGACTGGGATGATTGGTATGACGAATTTAAATCATCCTACTGGGGCGGTGCCTCTAAGGGTGATGTAATAGCAGCTAAAGACTTTATAGTAAATCTTTATGAGAGTAATGACTCTTTTAGCACAAGTCTCGGCACAAGATATGGACTATACAGAAAAGCAAGAGCTTTGGGCGTAGCTTATTGGGTAAATGACATTGTTGCATCTGGATACAGTGAATCACAAACTTTAGATAACCTCTTTTATGCCGCACAATTTTCAACAGTTGTACAGGCAGACGGTCTAACAGATGCTCAACGAGTCCTAACTCCTAGTAAAACTCCTTTAGATTTTGGAAAAGGAACTGTAGTATCAGACAGGGGAACGTCCGGCTATGGATACGGTGCAACTATGTTAAGTGCACCAGCTAACAAAGGAACCCCGATTACAGCCCAAACTGATAAAATATCAGACGAAGAGTATATTAAATTATACAAAGATATTGTACGTATAGATGCGCATCAAAATGGCTCTTCAAACATAACTATAAATCCATTCGTTGTAGGCGACTTCGAAGCTAATCCTGCCACAGTAGATAAGGTAGAGGAAAGTTATATAGCAGGACTAGAATCTATAGTTACTACATTAGACACTAATAGATTTCAAATTAATGCAAGTAATCAGTCATCTATACAAGCACTACTAAATCAAGACGGAAATCAAATTGAATCAAGCAGAAGTTTAATATGGCGCACTCAAATTTCTCATATTTTTACAGTTCAGTTTGATTCAGATATTGACTTATATGCATTCTTTAACTCCGGCGGACAAATAATATGTTCTCCGAGAATTCAATATACTGGCAGTCAATTAAAAACAGTTAATTGGGCAAACCTTTTACAAAATATCAATAACATACAATTTGGAGCTCTACAAACTAGTGATAGTAACGGAGTTACATCTACATCGGGTTTTGAAGATCTAGTAACAGGTGCTTATACAAGAGTATATGTAAGCTCAAGTGCTTTGGCTTATGCAAATAATGTAGTAATTTTAGATGCACGAATTTCAGCAAACGATCAGATACAATTGAAATTAACACTGCTAGATAATCACAGCGAAAATATCGACGAATATGTACAAGGCATTGTATCTAATACTGTTTCTATTAGAAAAGCAGACGGAGAAGTAACTATTGCTGGTGAAACAATCGATACTGTAAAATTTAATGAAACAATAATCGGACAGCCTGTTTCAGAATTTTAGCCACTCTTTCCTTGACAAAACAAAAAATCTGTTATATACTATAAGTTAGTTATGGTATAGGAGTATACATATGGACGAACGTCTAGAAAAAGCACTTGAATTTAGTAATTTTATGGTTACTTTTAATAATCAAAAGCGAGTGTTAAAAGAAAAATATAGTCAAGATTTAATTTATTATTATGTAGGAGCACAGTTTACAGTAACCAAAGAACTAATTAATTTTTGTTATACATTATTATCTTCAGACAACACTGAAGCAATTATCTTAGACGATAATGATTTGCCGATACAAATTTCTAATCTACAAGAATTTCATACCAACATACTTGACATATACTTTACAGCGTCTAACGAGTATTTTAACAAATATGTAGCACTAAAAAAACATAGATCAGTGCAGGGGTTAGTAGAAATAAATGTCTAAAGGTGTTCTTGTAATAGCTAGAAATAACAAGAATATTGATTACGTCAAGCAAGCAATATTCTTAGCTAAAAACGTGTCAAAGTATTTAAATTTGCCCACATCGATTATTACTGATAATGCAAATTATGTTACTGAACACTTTGACCCGACTGTCTTTGATAAAATTATTTCTATAGAGTATGATGATGCAATGAATTCGCGTAGTTTTTATGACGGCGGATTAGCATCAAAGAGTGACAATTTTAAAAATTCGTCGAGGTCTGTTGTATACGATCTTACTCCTTATGACGAAACTCTTTTATTAGATAGCGACTTTGTTATTAACAATGATATGTTTTTAAAATGCTTTGAAAGCAATCAAGATTTGCTACTTTATAAAGACTCTTGTGAGTTAAGTAACACACGTAACACAAAAGAATTTACATATATTAGTGATACGGGCTGTGAATTTTACTGGGCAACATGTGTTTTCTTTAGAAAAAGTTCAGTAAATAAAATATATTTTAATCTAATTAAACATATACAAGATGAATGGAATCATTACAGAAGACTTTATCAAATTCAATCAAACTTATTTAGAAATGATTTTGCGTTTAGTATAGCTATTCATATAATGAACGGATTTAGTAAAGGAAACTTTTTTGGTGAAATGCCAGGCAAGTTAATTTATATTACTGACCAAGATATACTTTGGGAAAAACAAGACGATAAAATGACTTTTTTAGTTGCAAAAAAAGATTATCTTGGAGAGTATTATGCTATATCTACAAAGGGTACAAGTGTCCATGTAATGAATAAATTTAGTTTAGGACGTATAATTGACGAGGAGCTTCTAAATGAAGGATAAAGGTTTTCTAGTTCTTGCACAAAACTCAGAAACAACTGACTACGTAATGCAAGCATGTTTGTTAGCTATGAGCTTACAAGCAACTAAAAATTCTGTCCCTATTAGCTTGGTTACTAATGACGAAGTGCCTTTGAGTTATCAGTGTTTGTTTGACGAAATCATACCTATACCGTTTGGTGATGATGCAAAAGATAAAGACTGGAAAATTGAAAATCGCTGGAAATTATATCATGCTACACCGTATCAAGAAACTATTGTTTTAGATACAGATATGCTTGTATTAGAAAATATAGATGTTTGGTGGGACTTACTAAAAAATTACGATGTATATTATACAAGCAAAGTATATGACTATAGAGGCAATGTAGCCGATACATGTTATTATAGAAAAGCATTTATTGAAAATAATCTTCCTAATTTATTTTCTGGATTTCATTACTTTAAAAAGAATGATTTTGCTCAAAACTTTTATAAAGAAGTAGAACTAGTAGTTAATAATTGGCAAGCATTTTATGAAATAGCACTAGATAAATTTACTCCTGACTTTGCTAGTATGGATGTAGTTGCTGCCATTGCAGCAATAAATTTAGATTGTGTTACAGAGATAACTAATCCGTTAATAAAAAATCCTACATTTACGCATATGAAGGCTTATTGCCAGGATTGGAGCGAAGTTAACAATAATTGGTTAGATAAAATTGGATGTTATATTAGTCCAGAATGTAAAATTAAACTTGGAAATTATATACAAACAGGTATCTTGCATTATACTGAAGATAATTTTGTTGAAAAAACTCCAGTTTTAGAACGTTATAAGGTTTTATTAAATGTCTAGTCTAAAAGAATTAATTGATAGTATAAAAATTCAGCAAGCTTCAGCTGACTCTAGTTTTGTTTCTTATGATAAGGACTCTGGCACTATTATTAAGATTGAAAGTAGACGACCGTTAGAATCTAATCATAGTATTCTATCAGTAGAAACAGACAAAGTTCTTCCTATTTTAGAAGGTAAGAAAAGTATAAATGATTACATAGTCATTTATGATTTATCAATAAAACAAATTACACTTAAAGAAAAATATTACGAAGATAATTATAATTCTGCTTCTTTGTTTATGCACGAGTTTTCTAAAACAAAGACAGATAATGGTCATCATGTATTTGATGAAATTTACGAAGGTGTAGATGTTAATGTTTGGCTTAAAGCAGATAGTTATTCAAAAGGTAGTTTTGTTTTTTATAACAATAACATTTATAAATTGTTACAAGACAATACGGAAAATGAAGAATTTGATCAAAAAAATGCAGTAATATTTGTAGAAAATGTAAAACTAACTACTACGACTACATTTGATCATAACATATCTTTACAAACGAATATTCCAATCTACGAAGGTATTCATGTAGATGTTTGGTATAAAGAGCTTAGTCATAAAGCTGGCCAACATATATGGCACAAAGGAACAGTATATAGATTAAAAAAAGATCAAAAAGCAAATACAAATTTTAAAAAATCTAATACAGACGTAATTGTCGAAGATGTAATATTATTTGAAGACGAAAATAATATGTTAAAGTTTGATGATCCAAAAATAAAAGGAGATAAGTTTTTATCTTTCAATAAGCTCTATATAAAAGACGACTATAAAATAGATCATAATAAAACATACAGCGAAGTATATTTTTATTCAAATAATAATGTAATAATGCTAAGTGATGATGTTATTCAAGTTGTTAATATATCAACTAAAGAGATATTTTCTTTAGACGAAGATAAATTAAACATTAATAATATTGATACAGTAAATAACGGAGAAAAGGTATTAGTTGGAAAGAAATTATATATTGTACACACTAATAAGGAAATTGATTTACTTATAATACAAAATAATTTGGCGAAACATTGGGAAGTTTCTATTAATCCTACAACCAAAGCCTTTTTAAGAACATCTGGCTATTCAAATAACGACACTGTTTATTTTAGTATTACTGCAAAATATGATCCAAATATACTATACGAGTCCTTAACTATACCTATACAAGATCTAATTAGTCATGAAGAAGTTATTATAACATTTAATGATAAATTAGATTACGAATCTCTAGAACCTAGTTTATATACAACTAAGTATTTTGAAAATTATGCACATGAGGTAATAAAGTAAATGAGCAAATTTAGACCAATTGATTACGATATAATCTATTTGTCCTACGACGAACCAAACGCAGAGCAGAATTATGCAGACCTATGCACAAAAGTGCCATGGGCAAAACGTGTACATGGTGTAGACGGCTCAGATGCTGCACACAAAGCCTGTGCAAGATTAAGTGAAACAGAAAGATTTATTACAATTGACGGTGATAACATTATTGACCAACAATTTCTTAATCAAGAGATAGACTTTGACGAATATATTGATTTAAAAAATTGTGTAATTAGTTGGGCAGGAAGAAATATTATCAACGGACTAATGTATGGGAACGGTGGTATCAAATGCTGGCCTAAAGAGTTTGTGTTGAATATGAAAACACATGAAAATGCTGAACCAGACAATGCACATGCTCAGGTAGATTTTTGTTGGGATGTTCAGTACATACAACAAAATAGTTGTTTTTCAGACGTTTATAATAATGCAACACCACAGCAAGCATGGAGAGCAGGATTTCGCGAAGGTGTAAAAATGGCTCTTGATAGAGGCGTAAAAGTCACTGTTGAAGAATTTCACAAAAATCATTGGAAGAATTTACACCGTTTATATATTTGGCTTATGGTAGGTGCTGATGTAGAGAACGGAAAGTGGGCAATTTACGGAGCCCGCGAAGGATTGTATAAAACAATGTGTACAGATTGGGATTATGTACAAGTTAGAGACTTTAAATACCTAAATAGTCTTTGGAACGAAGTTGAACCAAAAGTATCAATAGAAGGATTACAAGACTCTATTGAAGAACTTGGTAATAAACTTATTAGTAAACTAGATATACCGATAGCAATAACTCCTTTAGATAGTAAGCAAAGTAAATTCTTTAAAGAAGTATACGATAATCCTAATCGAATAGCTGAAATAATTGATATAGAATGAAGGAGCAATTTTGTCAAAAAGTTCTTATAACTCTAATGCAGAAATTGCTAGAGAAAAACTAAACAACATAAGTTGTTCGATGTGTCTTGCAAAATGGACACAAGTAACTATGCATCTACACAACGGACATACGCATAGTTGTCATCATCCTGCTCCACATTTCGTTCCTCTAGACGAATTAGAAAAGAATCCACACGCTTTACACAATTCAATATATAAAATTGAACAGCGTAAAAAAATGCTTATAGGAGAACAGCCTCAAGAATGCAATTATTGTTGGAATATTGAAAATCTAAATCAGGGACATCTAAGTGATAGACACTATAAAAGTGGTGAAGATTGGAACGAAGGACAATTAGAAAAAATACAACTAAATCCGTTAGATGAAAAGTTTTTACCTACATATGTAGAAGTTAGCTTTAATAATACTTGTAATTTTGCATGTATGTATTGTAGTCCGCAAATTTCTAGCAAATGGATGGAAGATGTAAAACAGTCTGGAGGGTACGATATAGGTGACTACGAAGTACATAATTTAGACTACATGAAAACACAAAATCTTATTCCAATACTTGCACGAGAAGAAAATCCTTACATTGATGCTTTTTGGAAAATTTGGCCTGAACTTTATACAAATTTAAAAGTATTTCGTATTACAGGTGGCGAACCTTTACTAAGCAAACATACTTGGCGCATACTAGAATATATACAAGAAAATCCTAATCCTAATCTCGTACTAGGTATTAACACCAATCTTGGTGTTCAAGATATATTCATAGATAGACTTATTAAAATTGCAAATGATTTGATACTAAACAATAAAATAAAAGATTTTGATCTTTATACAAGCGTAGAAAGTTTTGGAGAACAGGCAGAATATATACGTGACGGTATGGAGTTTAATATCTTCCTTAAAAATCTTAATAGGGTAACAACAGAAATACCTATGTTAGATTGGAAAGCTAAAACAATCATTATGGCAACTTATAACGTTTTAAGCATTACTAATTTTAGAAAATTACTTGAATGGTTATTAGAATGGAGAACACAACACGGGTCTAATACTTGGAAAAAGTTATGGCTAGATATAAGTTATTTAACATACCCTGATTGGCAAACTGTAGCACTTGCAGGAGAAAAAGAATTACGTATAATGCAAGAAGACTTAGCTTTTATGCAGGCAAACAAAGAACAACTAGTAGGACACCAAGGGTTTCAAGACACTGAAGTTGATAAAATGAAACGAGCTGTAGATTTTGTTCAATCAAATCTAGATAAAGACAACTCAAGAGAAATGAAACAATTTTACAAATTTTTTGATGCATATGATATAAGAAGAAATAAAAACTTTTTAGAAACCTTTCCTGAACTTGCACATCTATATTACAAATGTAAAGAAAAATCTAATGGATAAAATTAAAGTCTGGGCCAGAAGTGACCTAATTGAGGAAACATGGCAAAAAAATGAATTTGATGAACTAACATACATGTTTCATAACGGTATTAATAAAACTAATCTTGAATCTTTTACAGAGCCAACAGAACCGTATTCTGTATTAGGATGTAATAATTTTGCAGGCAAAAAAGTTTTTCAGCCTGTTTATACTAAGAAACAAATTAAAAATTCAAAATATTTTTATCCAATTTTTTGTATACCTTACCCTACAGAGTGTACATGGAAAGATATAGCTTTTATAGAACCGTTACATTTAAGAAATATTAAAGATAACTTTTGTAAAATCTTAATAATTAACACTATGGAAGGATGGAATCATCAAACTTATTTCAAAGATGTAATCGATATTTACAGAGAAAAGTATGATTTAAATTACGAAAATTTTGTAATTTTAAGTGGAAATATGGACGCACCAGAGTATCCTACACCATCAGTATACTATAATTGGTGGGAACAACATATGGCTCATCTGCGTGATCACAATGACTATGATTTTACTACATTTCAGCATCTACAGCCCGATATGAAAAAAAGAGAGCACAAGTTTATATGTTTAAATAGACGTCCTCATGTCCACAGATTAATGCTTGCAAGTTTGTTACAGTCTTCTAAAAATCAAGGAATTTTAACTTGTTGTAAAGATACTGATAATGGCGATATGCAATATTATGAAAGATCAATAGAACTAGCACAAGAACATTATCCAGATATTTTAAAAAGGTGTGGCCCTAAATTTTTTAAACAATTACCTATGGTATACGACGATGGAATAAATGCCGCAGACGATAATCCTACAATAGACAATAAGCCTGACAAATTTTTTAATAGTTGGTTACATATTGTTACAGAAACATACGGAATCAATGGACAGACGTTTTTTAGTGAAAAAATATTTAAGCCAATGATATATTGGCAACCATTTATATTAGTCGGAGCACAGCATGATTTAAAAAACCTCAGAAGTCTTGGTTATAAAACTTTTGATGGCATAATAGACGAAAGTTATGATACAGTAGAAAATAATCAAGAAAGATTATTAATCACAGTTAAAGAAATTAGACGTATTATATCTATGAACGATAAACAACTTGAAAAGTTATATCTTGATTGTCATGAAATTTTAACACATAATCATTTCCATTGGTATTATCGACAATTTAATATACATAATATTTTACACAAAGATTTATGGAGAGTACTACATGACTAAAATAGTAGCATTTGGATGTAGCTATACCTACGGCCACGGGTTATACGACTGTCTCGATAAAAAAAGTAATGGCCCTGGACCTAATCCAAGCAATCATACTTATTTGCAGCATTTAGCTGTTAAATTAAAAATTGATACTGTTTTGAATCTTGCACAGCCCGGTGTAGGCAATAAGTATATTATGCATAAGATAGACACAAATTTACATAAAATAAACAAAGAAGATATAGTAATAATACAATGGAGTTTTATAGACAGATTTAGCATACTCCATAATAGCGAAGATACAACTGATCTTGGCCCTTGGAAAAATAATAAAATATCTGTTGGATATTATAAGCATTTATATTCTGAGTATGATAATCGTAAACATACTAGTTGGTATATAAATTGTACTAATTCTATGCTAAAACACAAAGGTGTTACGCGAATAATTAATACCGAGCCGCCAGATGAGCAATTCGATAAATCTACGATAATAGATCAAGATAGCTACTGGGAAGATTGTTTACCAAATCATAGTGTAGATCGAGCTAGCGATGATAATCATCCGGGATTAAATTCACATCGAAGATATGCAGAAGCAATGTATCTTGCTCATAAACATAAATTTCTTAAGTGGAATATTATTAGTGGCTAAACGATTAACAGAAACAGATCCACAAGCTGCTGCACTAGAAGTAATTCCACTACTTGATGAGTTATCACCTACAATGTGCATGGCTAAGTGGTTATGGAGTAGTATACATCTTACTACTGGACTAACAAATAGTTGTTTCTTGCCTCCTTTACATAAAATTGATGCAGACGAAGTTGAAAAAAACTTTAAAGCACTTCATAATACTAAACAAAAGAAACAAGAACGTGCTGAGATGTTATTAGGCGGCAAACCTAGCGGGTGCAGTACTTGTTGGAAAGTAGAAGCGATGCAAGGAGACCATTTAAGTGATAGATTTTATCGTTCATCAGAGCCATGGGCACAAGAAGGTTGGAACGATGTACTTGCTAAAGGTGCAGATGGAGATATTGAGCCACGCTACTTAGAAGTAAATTTTAATCATGCATGTAATTTAGCGTGTAGCTACTGTAGCCCCCATTTAAGTAGCAAGTGGGCAGAAGATATAGAACGCAACGGACCTTATCCTACAAAAGTTCCACACAACAGTATAGAGTATTTTAAAGAAACAGGACAGTATCCTATTCCAGTAAGGGAACATAATCCTTATGTAGAAGCGTTTTGGAAATGGTGGCCAACTTTATATCCTAAATTAAAACACTTTAGAATGACAGGCGGCGAACCACTACTAGATAAGAATACATTTCGTGTGCTAGACTATGTTGTTGATAACGGTCGGTCTGATTTAGATATGAGTATTACTACAAATGCTAGTGTGCCTGAGAAAAACTGGAATCGTTTTGTAGATACTGTTGGCTTTATTACAGAATATGACAAATTAAATTCTTTTAGATTATTTGTAAGTGTTGACGGTTGGGGAGAACAAGCAGAGTACATGCGAGACGGACTAGATTTTGATCTTTTATGGAACAACGTAAACAACTATCTAGCAAACACACACAACGGTCTAGTAACGTTTATTGTTACATTTAATATGTTGAGCTTGCCTAGCATAAAACGCTTGCTAGAGGGCATACATGCGCTACAAAAGGCCCATAATGTGCGTAAGATACGTAGGGACGAAAACACAGGTAAATTAATATCTTACGGTAATCATAGAGTATTTGTGGATACTCCTGCTCTGCATCATCCTGCATGGCAAAGCCTAAAACTTGCACCACAAGAACATTGGCATTATGCAGAAGAAGCATTAGACTATATGAAAGCTAATCTTGATGGTCAAAGAGACACACGTTGGACAGGATTTAAACCGCACCAAATTAGTAGATTTGAGCGTAGCATTGAGTTTATGAAAGAAGGATTTACAACTGACGAAGAACGTATAGATGCACAACAAAATTTTGTAAGATTTTTTACAGAGTATGATAAAAGAAGAGGTACAAACTTTAATAAAACATTCTCTGAGTTTGAAGGATTAATAGATAGATGGCGCT